TAGGATCAGATTATGTTGGAAGAAGATATGATGCTTTTTTTACAAATGTTCCTGTTCAAAATATCATGAATTTTAAATCAAAAGTTGAAGAAGTTGTACCATCACTAGAGGGACAATTGATCATAAAAGAATTTCCTACTGGAAAAGCTACAATAAACACCATTGAATCTCACATAAAAAAGTGTATAGATCTTGATTTTAAACCGGATCTTATTATTATAGACTATGTCGATCTATTACGCTCAAAAAGAAACTCTCGTGAGCGTAAGGAAGAGATTGATGATATTTATGTAAGCACTAAGGGACTTGCTAGAGAATTAAACTTACCAATTTGGTCAGTTTCTCAAGTAAATCGCGCTGGAGCTAAAGATGATATAATTGAGGGTGATAAAGCTGCGGGTAGCTATGATAAAATGATGGTTACCGATGTAGCAATATCCTTATCAAGAAAGAAAGAAGACAAAGTAAATGGTACAGGTAGATTTCACATTATGAAAAACAGATACGGTATGGACGGCCTAACGTTCGCAGCGAAAGTAAATACCTCAACTGGACACTTTGAAATCAGTTCTCAAGCAGATGATGATGATTCACCGACACCACCACAATCATCTGCACCTAAATATGAAAACTTTAGCCCAATAGACAAGTCACTTATTCAACAACGATTTTTCGAACTATCAAATTAAATTTTTACAAACAAAGCAATGTTAACAACTGAATCACAAATCCTTTCAGAGATCACCACTCACCTCAAGTATGCTAAATTCGTTCCTGAATTGCATAGAAGAGAAACATGGCACGAGTTAGTTACTCGTAACAAAGAAATGCACATCCAAAAATATCCTCACTTAGCGGATGATATTGAGGCTGCTTATCAATTCGTTTATGACAAAAAAGTATTACCATCAATGCGTTCTATGCAATTTGCTGGTAAACCAATTGAAATTAATAACGCTAGAATTTTTAACTGTTCTTACTTACCAATCGATGATTTCAGATCATTTTCTGAAATTATGTTCTTATTACTTTCAGGTTGTGGAGTAGGTTATTCAGTACAAACTCATCACGTAGAAAAACTACCTGAAATTAGAAAACCACTAAAAGCAAAACGTTATTTAGTAGGTGATTCTATTGAAGGATGGGCTGATGCAGTAAGAATGTTAACCAAAGCTTATTTTGGTCAAACATCAACTGCACCTTTATTTGACTTCAGAGATATTAGAGCCAAAGGATCTCAATTAATCACTGTAGGCGGTAAAGCACCAGGTCCAGAGCCATTAAAAATTGCTTTAGTTCATATGCAAGCCATTTTAGATCGTAAAAATGATGGTGAAAAATTAACTGCTTTAGAATGCCACGATATTATTTGTCACTTAGCAGATGCTGTATTAAGTGGTGGTATTAGAAGAGCAGCTTTGATTTCATTATTTGATTTAGATGATGAAGAAATGTTAACTTGTAAGTTCGGTTCTTGGTGGGAAAATAACCCACAAAGAGGTAGAGCAAATAACTCTGCTGTATTATTAAGAAACAAAATCGATAAAGACACGTTTTTAGATCTTTGGAAAAAAATTGAAGCATCTAACAGTGGTGAACCAGGTTTCTTATTTACAAACGATAAAGATGCTGGAACTAATCCTTGTGCTGAAATTAATTTGAAAGCAAATCAATTCTGTAACTTGTGTGAAATTAATGCCTCAGATATTGATTCACAAGAAGAATACAATGCAAGAGCTAAAGCAGCAGCATTCATCGGTACATTACAAGCATCATATACTGATTTCCATTACTTAAGAGATGTTTGGAGAAAAACAACTGAAAAAGAAGCATTATTAGGTATTGGAATGACAGGTATTGCTTCAGGTGCTGTATTTAAATTAAACATGAAAGAAGCAGCTAAAGTAGCAGTAGCAGAAAATGAAAGAGTAGCCGCTATTTTAGGTATTAATAAAGCAGCTCGTGTTACTACAGTTAAACCTTCAGGTACTACTTCATTAGTATTAGGTACTTCATCAGGTATTCACGCTTGGCACGATGATTTCTATATGAGAAGAATTCGTGTAGGTAAAAATGAAGCTTTATATTCTTACTTAAACATTTACCACCCTGAAATGTTAGAAGATGATTTCTTTAAACCAAACTTACAAGCAGTAATTTCAGTACCTCAACGTGCCCCAGAAGATGCTATCACACGTAAAGAATCAGCTATGGATTTGTTAGAGCGTATTAAAACAATCAACAAAGAATGGATTAAACCAGGTCATAGAAAAGGTGCTAATATGCATAACGTTTCAGCCACTGTAACTATTAAACAAGATGAATGGGAAACAGTAGGTGATTGGTTATTTGAAAATAGAGATTACTTTACAGCATTGTCTTTCTTACCTCATGATGGACACACTTATAAACAAGCTCCTTTTGAAACAATTACCGAAGAACAATTTAACGAAGCAGTAAAATCATTACACGAGGTAGATTTGTCAAGAGTAGTTGAATTAGCTGATAACACAGCGCTGATGGACCAGCAAGCTTGTGCAGGGTCAAGTTGTGAAATAGTGTAAAATTATGTTACAAAAAATTAAAGAAAGAATATTTCCTTTTTTAATAGCGCTGTCTGCCTTATCAATTAGTGCTTCAGCAGCGTTTTACTCAGTAACTGGTCTCAGCATGTTATTTGCTGGGGCTAGTACTGCAGTTTTAATTATGGCTTCTTCTTTAGAGGTTTCTAAATTAGTTATTGCTTCTTTATTATACCAGTACTGGAATACTATAAATAAAGCCTTAAGAGTATATTTAACTGTTGCTACAGTAATTTTAATATTATTAACATCAGCAGGTATTTATGGTTATTTATCAGCCGCTTATCAAGATACAGCAACTAAATCTACAATTGTAGATCAAAAGATAGCCGCTTTAGAAACTAAAAAGAAGTTATACGAACAAACAAGAGATAATATTCTAAAAGAAAAACAATCTCTTACTGAATTAAGAGGTACTTTATCTAAAGGTTCTACAACTCAATACACTGATAAAAAAGGTAATTTAGTAGTTAAATCTAACAATGCTAGTTTCAAACAAATGGAAACAGCAAACAAATCAGATGAAAAACTATCTGCTAAACTAGATATAACAAATGACTCTATTTTCAGTTTAGAAAACAAAATACTAGAAGTTAAAACCACCTCAGAAGCATCTAATGAATTAGGCCCTTTAAAATATATTTCAGGATTAACAGGTCAACCAATGGATAAAATTATTAACTGGTTTTTATTTGTTATTATTTTTGTATTTGATCCATTAGCTATTTCCCTTGTAATTGCTGCTAACTTTGCTTTTGCTCAATTACGTCCTAAAAAAGAATATCCAATTGAAGAACAAGTAGAAGATATGAGAAAAGTAGTTGAAGCTTATGATGATTTAGAAGATGAAATAAAAGAATGGGATTCTACTTTAATGGATGGTTTAGAAGATGAACCGTATGAAGAACCTAAAATCAAAACTGTAATGAGTGGTGAACCGTCATTAAGCTTTTTAAATAAAGAACCAATAGATGTAACCGATGATATTCTTCAGAATATAGAAAACATCACTAACAGTAATATGGATTTCTTTAATAAACAAGGTGCTATCAATAACCAGATAGAACGATTTAGAACATATAAAAAACAAAGAGACGACGATACTATAACGTACTTTTAAAAAATAACCCCTACCTTGTCGAACAAACGGGCCTTTTGTAAGGCCTTTTTGTATATTCACGATTATGGGAATATTAAAAGATTTCAAACATTTTAAAGAAACGTATAGTCCAATACCACCTAAACCAAACAAAACATACAACAAGTTTTTTTGGTGGAGACGTTACCAAGAACACAAAACATTACCTAATAATTGCCCCGTAATGGAAAAAGCAAAAAACGGTGATTATGATTACTCCCCGTACTGGAAACAAGTACAATATGAGCATTGGTTTGAAGAACAAGAAATCAAAAAATTCAAAGCCAATTATACAGGAGCTAGTGAGAATTATGACTGGAATGAAAGACAGATTTCAAAATTGTATTATGCTCGTAGAGAACGTTTAATCAAAGATGCTGAAAGAGATGAATTGAATCGTTTGGCTTCTTTATTCAAAGATATGAGGAAAGCATTTGGTGGTAATGAAGAAGATTTGAAAGAAAGATTTCACAATTTCGAAGGCACTATTGTTGAATTTATTGAAGATTATAAATCAACAAGAACCATTCCAAAACCAAAACCTGTTCCTAAATTTAAGTTGGAAAATTAAAAAAATTATATTATATTAAAGTCATGAAATTATCACACGAAGTTCCTATCTGTTTATTAGAAGACAGTTTAAAATTCAATGATTATCAATATTGTCTTCCTCATTTGTTAGATCAAGACGAAGATTACAAAGACTTTTTTTATAAAGTTAAAAAACAAGGTGTGTATATAATAATGGATAATTCATTACATGAATTAGGTCATGCTTATGATGAATCTCGTTTATTATACTGGATTAACGAATTAAAACCAAATGAATTTATCATCCCAGATGTGTGGGAAGATACAACTCAATCTATTGTTAATGCTAGAGAATGGGCTCAAATTAAATTACCTAAAGAAGTTACTAAAGTAGCTGTAGTTCAAGCAAAAAACTTTTTAGATGCTGTAGTTTGTTATCAAACATATAAAGATTTAGGTTATAAAAAGATTGCTTTATCTTATGGTGCTAATTATTACTTAGATCATTCATCACATCCCAATCAAGATTTAGCAAAAGCATTAGGTAGAATTGAGGTAGTAAGTAGAATGTATAATATGGGTATAATTCAACCAAATGACAGAGTACATTTATTAGGTTGTCAGGTACCACAAGAATTTAGCTGGTATAAAGATGCTGGTTTTATTGAAACAATTGATACATCTAATCCAATCATGGCAACTTTAGATGGTCTTAAATATGGTCCAAATGGTTTAAATGAAAAACCAAAAGCAAACATGAATAATCATTTTTATACCACAGAATTAGATTATGATTTATTAGATTGGAACTTAAAAACATTTAGAAATTTATTAAAATAGAATATGAATAAACAAGCAGTATTATCGTTAAGTGGAGGTATGGATAGCTCCACATTATTGCTTCATCTACTCGCCAATGGCTATGAAGTTACAGCACTATCCTTTGATTATGGACAAAAACATTCAGTTGAACTTGAAAGAGCATCATCTTTAGTTAATTATTTGAATGATAAAGCTGATGAAGTTAAATATAAATCCGAAAGATCAGAAGTTATTTTACATCACTTTCCTAAAATTAATTACCAAATAATTAAATTAGATGGTCTATCTCAATTACTTAATTCGGCTTTAGTAACAGGTGGAGCAGAGGTTCCTGAAGGTCACTATGCTGAAGAAAATATGAAAGCAACTGTTGTTCCTAATCGTAACAAAATCTTTAGTTCAATTATTCAAGCTGTTGCTTTATCAATTGCAGAATCTAAAAACACAGAATGTGTTATTGCAATGGGTATTCATGCTGGTGATCATGCTATTTATCCTGATTGCAGACAAGAATTTAGAGATATTGATTATGAAGCATTTAAAGCAGGTAACTGGGGTGCTGAAAAAGTAACTTATTATACTCCTTATCTTGAAGACGATAAGTACGGTATTTTAGTTGATGGTGAAATTTGTTGCAATACATTAGAACTTGATTTTGATGAAGTATATAAACGTACTAACACATCATATAAACCAATTTTACATAAAGTATACCACGACAATGGTGTAGCTAGTGAAGAATGGTTTAGCGATTACAAATCAGCATCATCAGTTGAACGTGTAGAAGCATTTATGAAACTAGATCGCCCAGATCCTGTAAATTATGCTGACGAATTCGGTCCTGTAAGTTGGGAAACCGTAAAAGAGTACGTACATTTAGTTCTGAAAGAACATGAGCACGCGTTCGAACTATAGAAAAAAACAACAATTTAATACACCAATGTATGCTATTGTAAATAAAAATGGTGAAGTATTTGCTGGTTTAAGATCTGGTTATCCTTATTGGTCAGCTAATTGGGATGAAGCCAAGTTTTTAGAATTAGCAAATACCACCTATATTTACGATAGTAATCCAAACGAATACGAATTAATAAACAAAGAACAATTTTAATATGACAACTAAAAAAACAACAAATAGAAAACCAAAATCACCAAAGGTATCTATTCAAGAAACAGAAGTACAATTAACAACGTTAGAGCCAACTCCAACAAACGATTCACCTGATGTTGAATTTAAAACAATGAAACACCCTGATCCTAAAAAACACCAATTAATTAGCTTTATTAAATCAGGTATTAGAATTTTAGGTTATTTAGCTTTACCTTTTGATTTAACAGTAGCATGTTTTATCTTGGTAGGTTCAGAAGTAGTAGGTATATTAGAGGAATTAGTATAAATTATGAAGCAAATATTTTATTTTACAGCAGAATGGTGTGGACCATGCAAAACATTAGGTCCTATTATGGACAAAGTATCAGAAGTAATACCTGTTGAAAAAATCAACATTGAATATGAAACCGATAGAACTAAAGCAGCTAAGGTAATAAATATTCCTACAGTAGTTCTTGCCGAAAAAGGCGAAGAAATTCGTAGATTTGTAGGTATTATGAGTTATGAACAAATAATGCAATTTATCAATGGCTAAGACACAATATATAAGCAGAAAAGGTAATTTTGACTCTGGACATAGAGTAATGAATGAATTCATGAAATGTTATAACATTCATGGACATACTTATCTTTATGAATTAACATTCAGTTTCGAAAACATGGAAGAAATCGGTTATGCGATTGACTTCAAGGAAATTAAAAGAGTATTTTGTCAATGGATTGACGATATTTTAGATCATGGAATGATTTTAAATCCTAAAGACGAATTACTTATTAAGACAACTAAAGACTATGGTACTAAATTGTGGTTGATGAGCTTAAACGGATCTGGTAGATATTGTAATCCATCAGTAGAAAACATTGCTAAAGAAGTATTTTTAGCTATGGAAGTATTATCAAACACACTTTACAAAGATGCTCCAACTGGTTTAAAAATACATAAAGTAACAATTTATGAAACTCCAAATTGTTGGACTGAATGCCTAGCTGAAAGTATTTCAGTTAGTGAATGGAAAGCTTTTAACATTGAAAGAGGAAAAGAAATAGCAGAATATGCAAAAGCAAAAGGTGTATTAGAGTATGACGACAGAAAAATTAACAAATAATATGAAACCAGGAAGAATTATAGATTACGATAAAAAATTACCAATAGTAGAGTTATATTATTGTGTACAGAGCGAAGGCTCTAGAGCAGGTTTTCCAACAGTAGCTGTTCGTACAACAGGTTGTACTCACAGATGTTGGTTTGGTGAAGGTGGTTGGTGTGATAGTTGGTATACAAGCATTCATCCTGAAAAAGGTGGATTTAGTTTTAATGACATTGTTGAAATGTACAATAAAAGACCGGACATTAAAGAAATGATGTTAACTGGTGGTTCACCAACAATGCATCCTGATTTGGTAAATGAATTATCTATTTTTGCTAATGAAAGAGGTATTGTGATTACAATGGAAACTGAAGGAAGTCACTATATTGAAACAGAATATCCTTTAGGTTTGATCTCTTTATCACCTAAATTTAGCAATTCAGTCCCTAAACTAGGTGTATTAACTCCAAAAGGTGTTAAAACCGATCAAAAGATGATTGACCAACACAACAAACACAGATTACATACTGAAGCTATTAAAAAGATGATCCATTACCATAAAGATTATCATTTCAAACCAGTTTGTAATCCTGTTGAAATGCCTGAAATTTGGAAAGAAATTGAAGCATTTAGAACCGAGTTAGGTATTCCTAAACATAAAACTTGGATTATGCCTCCAGGTGATAATAGAGAAGAATTAGTTAGAGTTTATCCTATGGTAATTGATTTTTGTACCGAACACGGATATAACTTTACAGGTAGAGAACACATCATTGCTTTTGATACTAAGAGAGGTGTTTAATTATGAGATTGTTAGAATATTTAAAAGTTAGTAGATATAGAATTATAGAATTCTTTTGTTACACAGTATGTGGGATTAAGTTTTATAGAAATTATTCAAGATTCTATTGGAAAAATAAATATTCAACCCTTCCCTATCAAAAAGATTATTATTTTTAATTAACAAATGGATTTACTATCAACACATCCTGTTAAAAAATTAGATTTAGGCTTCCACGGCAATCTATTCGGCGGCAAATTGCTTAGCTGGTTAGATGCCGCGGTCGCAGCCTACGCCATGGAAACTTGCAGAAGTCAAAACATGATTACTATAGCAATAGACAAATGCGTTTTTAAAAAACCAGCTAAAGAAAGAAATTTAGTAAAAATTTATGCTGAGGTTTTAAGAATGGGTAACACATCAGCTACTTTTAGAGTTGAAGCAAGAGCATACAATGTGTTTAGAGGAGATGAAGTTACATTATTAGAAACAAACATGACGTTTGTTAGGGTAGATGATGAAGGAGTTCCAATTTCTATTTCTCAAACAGTAAAAGACAAATATAGAATACCCGACTCAAAATTATGAAAAAACCAGATAATGTAGCAGAAAATCCAGGATTATTACCTTATGGTAGTAATATAGGTGCTCCTGCTATTAAAATTGAAGATACTACGAGTTGGAAATTAGCTAATGCTAACAAAGTAAATCATCAATTACAAACCAGGTTTAATGAGTTAAAAGAAGAATATAAAAAATTAGTAGAAGAATATAAATGGAATGAATTAGTTTATAATGCTAAATTTAATTTTGAACCTATTATAGGATGCACTTATCATTTATATATTGGCCGAGATGAAAATATTTTTCTATCATTAATAAAACCTAGTGAATGGAAATATGAATGTGTTGGAAGTTTTGTATTAGATTCAAATAACAAATGGAATAAAGTTTAATATTTATAAGATATGACACCAAAAATTACTTATTTTTATCATAAAGGATGCCACCAATGTAGAGAATTAGCTCCTTTGATTAATGAATTCAAAACCCCTCTCAACATTGAAATGGTAGACACTTATAGTGATAACGTATTATTAGAAGAAGTCCAAGTTAATTGGGTACCTACACTTATGATTGAAGATAAAAACGGAAAACATTTGTTTGAAGGCCCTAAAGAAGTTAAAGAAGTTTTAAGAAAAATAGTTTTATAATGATATTATTTACAGAAAGAGAAATACAAGACAAAGTAAAAGAAATAGCAGATCGAATTAATAAGATCGAACATGAACAACCCCCTGTATATGTTTGTGTATTAAACGGTGCTTTCATGTTTTTTACGGATTTAGTGAAACAATTAGGCGAATGCGAAATAGACTTTATACGCGCTAAATCATACACAGGAACACAACAAGGTAGTGTATCAATTACTAAAAATGTTGAAACAAACATTACAGGAAAAGATGTCTATCTTATAGATGACATTTACGATTCAGGAACAACAATAAAAGCTTTAATAGCTAGTTTAAAAACCTATAACCCTAAATCAATTACTCCAGTAACATTGTTCAAAAAAGATTATTCACACTATAAAGATTTAATTTATGGCTTTGAATTAACTAATGAACACTGGTTAGTAGGTTATGGTTTAGATGCTACCAATGGATTAAAAAGAAATCTAAATCACGTTATAGGAGTACCAGCTGAAGATTAACTTTAGTTTGGTCAAAACAAAAAATATTATTACATTATAAAATATAGTTATGGAAAAGAATAAAACATTTACACTCGATTTAGAGTGTGTAAAACAAGGTTATGCTAACGGTATTGCTCCTGGTTTCCCATTCACTGAAAAAGAAAAATGGGCTATGGTAGATGAAGCCGCTGAAGCATATGGTAAATTTTTAGATGCTTTAGGATGTGATTGGAGAAATGATCCTAACAGTTCAGACACTCCTCGTCGTGTAGCTAAAGCTTATGTGTTTGATTTATGGAAAGGCAGATATGAGCCTATGAGCGATATCACCTCATTCCCTTCAGACGGATACGATGGCATTGTTATTGAACGTAACATTCCACTTACTTCAATGTGTTCTCATCACCACCAAACAATCGGAGGTGTAGTTCATATTGGTTACATTGTAGGTGAAAATGGTTCTGTAATTGGTTTATCTAAATTAAATCGTATTGTAGAACACTTTGGTCGTAGAGGTGCTATTCAAGAACAATTAACATCAGCAATTCATCAAGCAGTAGAAAAAATTTGTGAAGGAAATATTGGTGTTATTGTAACAGTAGTTGCTACTCACAATTGTGTTTCTTGTAGAGGTGTTAAACACCAAGGTGCATCAATGGTTACTACTAAAGCATCAGGTGTGTTTATGGATAATAAAAACCAAGCACGTAAAGAATTTTTCGATAGTTTAAAAATTAACAACGGAGGACATCAAATATAATATGCTATTAAATTCAAAACAAATCTCAAATCACATTATTGAATCAGATTATTCAAAACGTGCCCAAATCGGAATTGACTTATCAGTTGCCAAAATTGAAATGGTAATGATTGGCTCAATAGTTTACACAGACCAAACTATCATCAAACCAGAAGGCTATATGGAATTGCCTACTCAAAAGATTGATAATAGAGACTGTTGGAGACTAGAAAGAGGTGTTTATTCAGTTACATTCAACGAAGGTATTAAAGTACCTGCTGACTGTGCTGCTAAAATCACTCACCGATCTTCTTTATATCGTACAGGAACTATTATTGAATCACCTTGGTGGGATCCAGGATTCTACTGTGATAGAATGAATACAACAATGATTGTAAATGGTACAATTATTATTGAAAAGAATGCTAGAATCGGACAAATTGCATTCTGGAGAGTAGATGAAGTAGGAGAGCAATATGGTGGTGAAGGAAGCCAATGGCAAGGTTTAAGTACTTCGTATAAATAAAACTATGAAAACAATTAAATTAAGGCTTGGTTTTCCAAGCCTTTTTTTATATATTCACGTTAAATGTATCAATCTGTATTTTTTGACCGAGACGAAAAAACGTATTATTTAAGAGATGATAGATGGAAAGGTTTTAAATCTTTTCAATATTGGCCTACTTACTATGAACCTGATGCTGAAGGTGAATTTGAAACATTAGAAGGTACTAGAGTATCACCAACCAAAAAGATGACTGATTGGAAGGATACTAAGTATTTTGAAAAAGATGTTGATAAAATAACTCGCCTATTAGTAGACCATTATTATGAATCAGACGACACTCCTAAATTTCACAATATAGTTTATTTAGATATTGAGTGTGAAATAGTAGGAGCATTAACTGAAGATAGTATAAAACAAGCATTAGCTAAAATAACTGCTGTTGCTTTGTACGATAATAATTCTAAAAAGTATTACTGTTTAGTTTTAGATGAAGCAGGTAAAATGGAGATTGCTACCTCTGAAGGTAAAGAAATTATTCCTTGTGCTAATGAAAAGGAATTACTAAATAAATTTTTAGATTTATGGTATGAATTAGATCCTACAATCATTACAGGATGGAATAGTGGTTTTTTTGATATTCCTTATTTATATTATAGAATTTCTAAAGTATTAGGAGAAACAGTAGCAGAAACTTTATCTCCAATAAAGAAAATACATTTAACACCTCAATTCCCAGACCAACCAGTTAATTTAGGAGGTATTGCTCATTTAGACTATATGCTTTTATTTAAAAAGTATATTACAAAACAAGAACCATCTTATCGTTTAGGCGATATAGGTACTAAATACGCTAAATTAGATAAAATAGAATATCAGGGTTCACTTGATAGATTATTTGCTGAAGATGTAGATAAATTTATTGCTTATAACTTACGTGACGTTGAAATTATTGTTGAACTTGAAAAACGAATGAAGTTTATTGAGTTAACAGTTACAATTTGCCACTTATGCCATACAGAATATGAGCAAATTTATTTTTCAACAATGTTGAATGAAGGTGCTATTTTAACTTATTTAAAACGTAAAGGAATAGTTTCACCAAATAAACCAACCACTTATAATCCATCATTAAGAACAGTAGAAGAAGAATATGCTGGTGGTTATTTAAAAGATCCTGTACCTGGTTTATATGAATGGGTTATTGACTTAGACTTTACCTCACTATATCCTTCAATTATTCGTTCTTTAAATATGGGAATTGAAACATTAGTTGGACGTGTTGTAAACAGAGGTAAATTTGATAATCAATGGTCTTTAAAAGAACTCAAATCAATGAATCCTGAAACAGTAGTATACATTGAAAAAGTTAAAAAAGATCGTAAATTATCTCGTACTGAAGTTACAGTAAAAAATCTAATTGAAATTATTGAAACAAATGATTTAATTATTTCAGCACCTGGTGTATTATTTAGAAAAGACAAATCAAGTGTTGTATGTGAAATTTTATCTGATTGGTTTGCTAAACGTCAAGAGTATAAAAAATTGATGAAAAAAGCATATAAGGAAGATAATGATCCTGTTATGGGTTCCTTTTATGATAGACGACAACACGCTTATAAAATTAAATTAAATGATGTTTATGGTGTATTTGCTATTAATGGCTGGAGATACACAGACGGAAATAAATTCATTTCAAAAGCAATCACTTTAACTGGTCAAAGATTAACTCAAGAATCAATTAAGTTTGTAAATGAATGGTTAAATAAAGAATTAGGTACAGAAGATAAAGACTATATTGTTACTTCAGATACTGACTCGTTGTTTATTCAAGTTAAAGATTTAATTTTACAACGTAATCCTGATTTAGCTACAGCAAATCAAGAAACAATTGTACAAGAGGTACTTAAAGTAGCTACTGAAATACAAAAACTAGCTAATGAAAATTTACATTCTTTAGTCAAAGAATTATTTAATATTAATTATCCAGATGAACCTCATTTTTTTGAATTAAAACAAGAAGTTGTACTCGATAGAGGTTACTTTGCAGGTAAGAGAAGATACGCCCAACACATTGTTAATAAAGAAGGTGTTCCTGTAGATGAATTGGATGTTAAAGGTTTGGACCTAATGAAATCCAATTTCCCACCACTATTTAGAAAGTTTGGAGAACACATTATTAATGAAATTATGTTTGGTAAACCTAAATCAGATATTGATAAACAAATACTAGATTTTAGAACCGAACTAAGAACAATTGATTGGAAAAAGATTCTTAAACCAACAGGTTTAAAGAAAATGAAAGAGTATATAGCCGCACCTCCTAGACCTGGAGATATATTTTCGCGTTTAGGATTAAAATGCCCTATTAACACTAAAGCAGCAATTTACTATAATGATATTTTAAGATTTAAAAAATTAGATAAAAAATATCCGACATTTCAAATTGGTGATAAAATGTTTATTGCTTATTTAAAAGACAATCCTTATAGAATTGATGTTGTTGGTTTTAATGGATATAATGATCCTCCTGAAATAATGGAATTTGTAGAAAAATACATTGATAGAGACGGATTATTTGATTCAGTTATGAAAAACAAACTAGAATCATTATATTCCGATTTAGGATGGGGTGCTGTAGTACTCAATACAAACATTAATAAATTTTTTAAATTTTAATAATATTTATAACCATGAATAATTTTGACTTAAAAAAATACTTAGTAGAAAATAAACTAACTAAAAATAGTCAATTATTTGGTGAATTATCTATACTTTTAGAAAACTTTTACTCAGTTGAAGATACTCAACTTAAATATCCATTAACTCAATATATTCTTCAACAACTAACAAATAAACTTCCTGGGTTAAAAATTAAAAACAAACCCGAATTAGAAGCATCAGGTGCAGAAGGTATTGTTATTTCTTTAGATGATTATAGAGTTATTAAATTATTTTTTAATATAAAAAATGCTATTAAAGTTATTCCTTTTATTAATAAAAATTTAGACTTTACAGCAAACGTAATATCAGCAGGAACTATTAACTTAAATGCTGATGTTAAATATGTAAAAAAAAGTTCTACATATTCTAATAAAGAAATTGAAAATGTAAATAAAATTTATTATGTAGTTATGGAACGTGTTGTACCTGATTCAAAAACATATAATGATTTAGAATTAGCCTATAATAAATTCTCAGACTTAAAAGATATTCAAAATACTGATACTTTTAAATCTTATTTAAAATTTGCAAAAAATAATAAATACTTAAGTACTTATTTAAAAACAAAAATTTTTGACAAATTCCTAGAAGAAGAAAATATTACAGGAACAACATCAGATGAATTATTACAAAGTGAATTTAACCCAACAAGTTTTGATAAAAAGCAAAGAAATGAGTTAATAAGTAAGTTTTTTGCTTGGAAAAAAAAGCAAACTAAGACAAAACTTTATGTTTTTGGAGAAAATTATAATCCTTTACTTCTTAAATGGTTATTATTAGCCTATTTAGGTAAGTATACTTTAGAATACGATATCAATACAGTAACTGAGAATTTTTATAATTCGTTAAAAGGTAACTTAAAAGAAAATTTTAATGAAGTTTTAAATCTATTAAAAAAAATAGTTATAACTAATAAAGTTGATTGGAAAGATATCCATAAAGAACAATTTGGAAGAATGGGCAAAGATAATAAATTAGTAGCAATAGATTTAGGGGTTAAAACAGATTCAAACCAATTATCAAATCTTTTTTCAAAAAATATAATTAATGTAGATATTAAAAAACAAACTAGACAAAACATTTCAGAAAATACTTCAGATGTTGAAGAATTAAACTTTTTTGATTTTGATGGTACATTGTTTTTAACTCCTGGTAAAGAAGAAGGTTCTATTTTATATAAAAAAATAACAGGTAAAGAATATCCTCATCAAGGATGGGTAGGTCGTCCAGAAAGTATACTTCCAGAATACAATATTCCATTAAATCCAAAAATTGTAAATTATTTAAAAAAAGCTACTTCAAACCCCAAAGCTAAAAATTTTTTGTTAACAAACAGAACATATAAATTAAGTGAAGAAGTAAAAAAAATATTAGATATCAATAATATAAAATTTGACGGTTATTTATTTAAAATAGGAGATCAATCTAAAAGTCAAAGAATAGAACAAACTTTTGAACAATTTCCAACAATAAGAAAAATAAATGTATATGATGACAAAGACTCAGAGCTTATTGATATAAAAAATAAATTTAAAGACAAATACAATGTTTGGCTTCCTGATTTGGATATTAACTTAATTAAAATAATACCCACTAATGAAAGTACAAATATGAACAACACCTTAATTTCTGAACAATTTGATAGAATAAAATTCCTAGCAGGAATTATTACTGAAAATTAATATAAAAAATAAAAACATTAATTAAAGCTTGGATAACCAAGCTTTTTTTTATATATTTATACTAAACAGTTATGATTAATAAGTTAGATCTCACATCTATTATTTCCAAGTATTATCTATCAGGAATGATAGAGGCAGTTAAATGGGAAATTAAGGACAACAACCTTACAATTAAATTTACTTCACCTGACAGATCAATGTTAGGAGTGGTTAAACACAGCAATTTTGAAATTGAAGATTCAACAATTGGTATCAGCAATACTACTCAATTAAATAAATTGTTATCTATTACAAATGGTTATTTAGACCTAAAATACAATAAAATAAATAAATTAATTACCAAATTAATCATTTCAGATAATCAGTTTACTCTTAATTATGCTGTAGCTGATGTTATGATTATTCCTAAAGCAGGAGAGTATGTTGGAGATGAAATTTACAATATAGAAGCGGAAATCGATAACGAGAGCATAAATGCCATAGTTAAAGCAAAATCCGCATTATCAGACAGTGATACTGTGGTATTTAAACCATACACTAATGCAGATAACGAATTGCAAGTTGAAATGGAATTTGGAGGTAATATAGAGCATGCAAATAAAGTATCGTTTTACATTCCTAATATCAAAACAACCAATTTACCATCAGATTTTAAAGCACATTACGATTCAAATATGATTAAAGAAATCATGTATTGTAACAAAGATGTGTCATCTGGTAGAATGAGTATAAATTTAGACGGTATCATGAAATTATCGTTTGAAAGCGGAGATTTACACAGTGAATATTATTTAGTTGCAAAAGAAATGTAAAAAAATTTGGCTTCCCAAGATATTTTTCGTATATTTCCCGTAAATAAAATAAGTTATGACCAAAGAAAAAGAACCATCGTTATTATCAAGTACCACAATCATTAGAGATCCTAAGATTGAACCATTTTTCATCAGTAAAGATGCTTACTGTTACACTATCTACAAAACAGTTACACCAGATACTCGTTATACTGAAGGTAACAAACCAGGTAAAGATTATTTAAAAGCACTTGGTCACTACAGCAATTTTGGTAGCTGTTTAAAGGCATTAGCTAAAGAAAAAATTGATGATAACAAGAGTTATGATTCAATTCACGATTACATTGACTCTTTTAAAAGAGTAGAAGAAGAAATTAAAACACTATTAAACATATTAGATTAATTATGAAACTAGAAGCAATATACAATGCAATTATTGTTAAACCGGTTGAAGCAGAAGAAACAGCTTACGGAAACATTATCGTTCCAGATTTAGGTAACGAAAAAAACAAATTAGGAAAAGTAGTATCAGTAGGAGACGGATATTATTCAGCAACAGGAAATTGGATTAACACCCTTCTTGAAGTTGGTGATGTTGTAGTTTTACCTACTATGGGCTTTACTAAATTAGAACACGAAGGAGAAGAGTATTGGGTTGGACCTGAAAACCAAGTACTTGCTCGCTTAAAAGATGAAACAGAACAACCAGAAACAGAATTACCGTTTTAAACATTATGAGTAAAATTATAGAATTTGGCCCTGAGGCCCGTAAAAAATTATCAACTGGTGTTGATAAATTAGCAGATGCAGTTACTTCAACATTAGGACCTAATGGACGTAACGTAGTTATTGCCAATCAAGGTGTACCTCAAAGTACTAAAGATGGTGTTACTGTAGCAAAATCAATTACTTTAGAAGATCCAATTGAAGAATTAGGTGTACAAATGGTTAAACAAGCAGCCATTAAAACCGCTGATAATGCAGGTGATGGTACAACTACTTCTACTTTATTAGCGCAAGAAATGGTTAAACAAGGTTTAACTCATTTAAATAACGGTGCTAATGCTGTTGAAATTAAAAGAGGTATTGATGCCGCTGTTAAACAAGTTATTGATAACATTCGTCTTGAAATTAAAGAAGATATTTCATCAGAAGACCAATTAAAACAAGTTGCTACAATCTCAGCAAACAATGATCCTGAAGTTGGTGAATTGATTGCTACCGCAATGCAAAAAGTAGGTCGTGAAGGTGTTGTGTTTATTGAAGAATCTAAGAATGGTGAAACATATCTTGAAACAGTAGAAGGTATGCAGTTTGAAAGAGGTTATAAATCACCTTATTTCGTAACTGATAATAACAGTATGAGCACTAGTATTAATGATGCTTTAATTTTGATAGCTGATAAAAAGTTTACTCAAGTTAAAGAATTGTTACCTATTTTAGAAGCAGTATCAGCTCAAAATAAATCATTATTGATTATTGCTGAGGATGTTGAAAGTGAAGCTTTAGCTACTTTGATTGTAAACAAAGCAAGAGGTATCTTAAAAGTTGTAGCTGTTAAAGCTCCTGATTTTGGTGATAGAAGAAAATTGATTTTAGAAGACATTGCTGTTTTAACCGGTGGTCAAGTATTCAGTACTGAAAAAGGTATGAAACTAGATAAATTCAGTTGGGAATGGTTTGGTGAAGCTAGAGTAGTTACTGTAGGTAAAGATACTACAACTATTGTTGATGGTAAAGGTAACGCGGATAAAATTGCTTCTCGTATTGAAGAATTACAAACCCAAATTGAAAAATCAGTTTCACCATATGAAAAAGAAAAACTACAAGAACGTTTAGCTAAGTTTATTGGTGGTGTAGCAGTTGTTCACGTTGGTGGTCATACTGAAGCTGAAATGCGTGAGAAAAAAGATCGTGTTGATGATGCCTTACAAGCAACTAAAGCCGCTTTAGAAGAAGGTATTGTACCAGGTGGTGGTTCAACTTTATTATACGCTAGAGAAGCTATCACTAAATCTAGAGAAGAATTAGACAGTAGTGTTCATATTGGTAAAAATATTGTTTATAAAGCATGTTCAGCACCATTTATGAAAATCTTAACTAACGCTGGATACTCAGAAGGTGAATGTTATGGTTTAATTAACCAAATGGATCCTACAGATAATTGGATTGGTTATAATTTAAAATCTGAAACTTTTGTTAATATGAAAGAAGCAGGTATTATCGATCCATCTAAAGTAACTCGTACAGCACTTGAAAATGCAGCATCAGTTGCAGGTACTATTTTATTAACAGAAGCTGTTGTAGTCGACAAACCAGAAGAGAAAAAAGATTCTCAAGGTGGTTATGGCGACATGATGGGAATGATGTAAATTAGATAATAATGAGAGACGCAGTAAATCTAATTGATAATTTTCTTCAACTTAAAGAAGTTAAATATAAAATTAAAAAAATCTATTTTGTACCCGAAACAAGTAAATTATATCTTGGATTACAAAAACCAGATGGAATAATTATTAATTATCAATACGAGGATTTACTGCCGTTTATCATTGAACAAATTAAGTTATGAAAACAGAAATTCAAGAAAAATTAGTAGAAATAGCAAACCGAGTAAAAGGTAAAGGTGATACTTGGGAAGTGATAGGTGTTAATGAACATCAAAAATCACTTACAGATGCTTTAGAAGCATGGTTTCAAACAGCAACCATTAAACCAAAAGCATTTCGTTTAGATTTGGCTCAAGGTAAACTTTATAGTATATTCTCTAAAGAAGTAGAAATTGAAGAACCAAAACCTAAAAAATATAACATTTACGGAGATTATGAGGAATAAAAAAGAACATACTTTATGGGTTGAAAAATATCGTTCACAAACCCTAGAGGACTATGTTGGTAATGAGCAAATCAAAACCACTATAAGTCAGTACTTAGGACAAAATGATATTCAAAACTTCTTATTTTATGGACCTCCTGGAACCGGAAAAACTACATTAGCAAAACTTATTGTTAATAGTTTAGATTGTGACTACATGTATATTAATGCCAGTGATGAAAACGGTATTGATACAATCAGAGATAAAGTGAAAGGATTTGCTTCAGTTGCGTCTTTTAAACCGCTTAAAGTTGTTATATTAGACGAGGCTGATTACATCACTATAAATGGTCAAGCCGCACTTAGAAACGTTATAGAAACGTATTCTCGCACTACTAGATTTATTTTAACATGTAACTTTATTGAACGTGTTATTGATCCTTTACAATCAAGATGTCAAGTATTAAAAATAGTTCCACCATCTAAAAAAGATGTTGCAAAACACATTGTTAATATTTTAAAGAAAGAAGAAGTAACTTATGAAAATCAAGATATAATTGATGTAGTTAATTATTACTATCCTGATGTTCGTAAAGTATTAAATACATTACAAGCAAGTTCTACTGAAGGCAAAGTAAATTTAGATAAATCTGTTTTAGCCTCTAGTAATTACAAAAACCAAATACTAGAAGAATTAAAATCACCTAGTACTAAATCATTTAACACTATCAGACAAATTTTAGCTGATTCTGGTTCAAATGAATTTGATGATTTATTTAGATACTTGTATGACAATGTAGAAGAATATGCTCCAATGTATATCAGTGAAATTATAGTTTATATTGAAGAATACCAATACCATTCTAATTTCAGAATTGATAAAGAAATTAACATTATGGCTTTGTTTTCTAAGATCCTTTCATTATCTTTGAAGAAAAAAGTGTTATGATGGAATTTATACTTCACCTAATTGGATTTTGCCCTGATCATTTAAGTCATTTTGATTTAACTGATTTAATTAATTTGTATTTCAATTTTAAACAAACTAAATGAAGCATTTTATTATATTTTTGTTGACATGGATAGCTAGTAATTTGTCTATACCTTTTTGGATGGTAGGTCATATTCACTTAACTATGAATGTTTATGAAGATATTTATGAGATTTTGGCTTCGTTCGGAATGAATATTATAGTAGCAATTGGATTTTATTTAGACTTTAAAAAATATAAAAATGAACAAACAACAACAAATGAATCTTAATATTGACATTAAGAACACTCGCCCTATTACATCACCAGAAGGTAACCAAGTATTTGCTGAAGGTGTTATTCTACGTAAAGTATCTCGTTTTGTAACCGGTACTCAAGAAGATGGAGTTATTCCTATCCCAGTATTTTATGATATTAAAACTGGTAAAGTACTAGTAGAATTGTTGCCAAAAGAATTAAGAGCTGAATTCGAAGAAGAAGCAAATGACAATATTTGATTTTTTAAAACACTTAACCGGAGATAAAAAATCTTGGTCTTCATTTACTGAAGACGAACAAACACAATTCAATCCATATATGGTTCATAGATTCGTTTCGATGTATGAACCTTATACTGAGATTGCTAACATAGCCCAAAGAATACCTTATACAGAAAAAGAAAAAACATACAAATTCTATCAAAACATGTTGCCTAAAAAACAAGTATTTTTAAAATACATTAAAAGTTCAAAAACAAAAATAAATGATGCGTTACTGAAACACGTTTCTGCTTTTTATGAATGTTCTTTAGGTGAAGCTGAGGAATATGTTTACCTATTACGTAGAGAAGGTTTAGAACATCTTTTGGGAAAAATAGGATTAGAGGATAAAGAAATAAAAAAATTATTAAAAGAAATAAAATGACTAAAAATAGTGATTTAAGAACTATAGAACCAGCTCTTCCATCAAGAGAAATTGAACAAACAGATTCAATTGTAGACTCAGTTATTGATGAGCATATCAAAAGAGCTCAAATGGGTAAATTAAAATACAATAACACTATGGACAGAACAGATCTATCCGTTATTGATTATTTACAACACGCTAAGGAAGAAGCAATGGATTTAGCTTTATACCTAGAAAAAACAATCCAGATGCTAAAAGGTAAATAAAATGGATGACGCGCTAAAGGAATATTACGGTTTTGGTACTGCTAAAAAGTCTAAAAAACCAGCAGGTAAAAAATTACCTTCAATTGTGAAGGAAATTAAAAAACATACTTTACCTGAAGTGAATTATGCTTTCCAAAAAACCATTTCCTTTAGTCAATTATCCATGTTTAGTAATTGTCCTCATAAATGGGCATTACAATATAAAGACGGTTATTACACGTCGGAAGCGTCTATAAACATGACTTTCGGAACAGCATTACATGAAACGTTACAACATTACATCACAACTATATACGAAAAAAGTGGTGCTGAAGCAGATAGAATTGATTTAGAAAAACATTTTGAAGAACGTTTTGGTGAAGTTTATTTAAAAGACTACAAATCCAATAAAAAAGTACATTTTTCAGATCCCCTTGAGATGAGGGAATTTTTTGAAGATGGAATTGCTATTTTACAATATATTAAAAAACATAGAGCAAACCTATTTAGTATAAAAGGATGGTATTTAATAGGTTGTGAGGTACCTATTTTACTTAATCCTAATTATCAATATAATAATATTTTATTTAAAGGATTTTTGGATGTTGTTTTGTATAATAAAACATTAGATAAATTTAAAATAATAGATATAAAAACCTCTACTAAAGGTTGGAGCGATAAAGAGAAAAAAGACGAAACAAAACAATTCCAACTTATACTTTACAAACATTTTTTCTCTAAACAGTTTGGTGTTCCTGTAGACAATATTGATATAGAATTTTTTATTGTTAAACGTAAAATATGGGAAGAAGCAGAATTTGAAGCAGCCAAACGCAGAGTACAAGAATTCATTCCAGCTAGCGGAAAAGTAAAAGTAAATAAAGCAATAAAAACAGTTGATGAATTTATTGAAAGTGTTTTTAACAATGATGGAACTTATAAAAATGTAAGTTTTTCTCCTAATCCATCAGCTCATAACTGTAGATTCTGTCCTTTTAAAGAAAATAAAGACCTTTGTGATAAAGGGTTACTTTAGATAGATCTTAATATATTTATATACAAACAACAAATTAATAAAATTTATGAGTAAAAAAGAAATGACATTGACCTCTGTTAAGGTGCAGAGCGAGTTATTCGAACAGTTCAAGATAGAATGTGTTCGTATGAAATTTTCCTTGCAAAAACTAAACGATAGAGCAATCCATCTTTACTTAACTGATCCTGAATTTAGAAAAATGATTCACGGTCACAGTAATTTAGAAATGGATTCTAAATAGTTTGGTTTTTAAAACAGTTATTATTATATTATCAATTATTAGTTATGACAGAAGAAAAATTTGGTTATTTACCACCTGACAAAAGAAAAAAAATCCTCTTGATTTGTGATGACATTAGAGTCCATTCAGGAGTAGCAACTGTAGCAAGAGAAATTGTATTCCACACCGCTCAACATTTTAATTGGGTTAACATAGCAGGAGATATTAACCACCCAGAACAAGGCAAACGTTTAGATTTATGCCAATCAACAAATGAATCTACTGGATTAACAGATACTTCAGTATTCATGTATCCAGTACATGATTATGGAAATCCTGATATTTTAAGACAAATTATTCAAATTGAAAAACCAGATGCGATTATGTTGATTACTGATCCAAGATATTTCGTTTGGTTGTTTGCTATGGAAAATGAAATTAGAAAACATATTCCTATTACTTATTTGAATATTTGGGACGATTATCCTGCTCCAATGTATAACAAAGCATTTTATGAAGCTTGTGATTTATTGATGGGAATTTCTAAACAAACAGTAAACATTAATAGATTAGTACTAGAAGAAAAAGCAAAGAATAAAATTCTTCGTTATGTACCACACGGTTTAAATCATGAAATTTTTAAACCTATAGATAAAAAAGATCCTGCGTTAATAGATTTTAAAAAGAATCTATTTAAAGGTAAAGAATATGATTTTGTTTTATTCTTTAATTCTAGAAATATTAGAAGAAAACAAATTCCTGATACTATTTTAGCTTATAGACACTTTATTGACAAATTGCCTCTTGAAAAAGCTAAAAAATGTGCTTTAGTATTACACACAGAACATGTAAGTGATCATGGAACTGATTTAGATGCGGTAATTGAGTTATTAGCTAATGGTGAACAATATAATATAATTTTCACAGATGCAAGACTTGAACCACACCAAATGAGCTTATTATATAATAGTACAGATGCTCAAATCCTATTAACATCTAATGAAGGTTGGGGATTAAGTTTAACAGAAGCTATTTTGTGTGGTAAACCAATTATTGCAAACGTAACTGGTGGTATGCAAGATCAAATGCG